TGCTACAACTTTTGCTAATGCTATCCATTCTGGTCTAAGAATCATAGTTCCATAGAACCATTTAACACTGTAGAAACCAACTTCACCATAAGGATTGTTAGTATCTGCCATTTCTTCACCAGGCTTTTTCATGATAACTTTAAACTTAACGGACTTACCGTCAGTCTGAAAGCCAATAGTAGAGAAAGAGTTACTACCAACACATAGTACAGGAAATACGTCATAATTAACATTATCAGTAGTTCTGTATCCACCGTTAGTAGTTACCGCGGCACCTGCACTAGCCCAATGAGCCATTTCAGGAACTTCTATAATCCTAAAGTTATCTATGCTACCTTGCTCACCTCTAGCCACTGTTCCTGCTTCAGCATAATGCTGTACAGGTATAAATGCCTTATTACCATGGTAATCAGTCATTTTAAGGATAGTAGGTTTAAGCTCAGAACCCATGTAAAGATATCTTGCAGAAGGAATAGTCTTGGTGTCTACCATTCTACTACCTGCAATTATCTGAGTATTTCTAGGACACCTGTTGTTGTTAAGCTCGGTATTCATCTTAACCAGCATGTCGTAAGTAAGCTCAGATTTAACTGCAGCATCTTCACCAGTAAGTTCAACAGTAGCAGTTGCATCACCACCAAACAATGTAACACCTGCACCGTTAAGAACATCAATCTGGATAAGATCTTCTACGATCTCGTTAGCACCTCTAAGCGATTCTCTGGTAATATGAGTAACAAGTTCACTATCGTCATCGAAATCAAGAGAATCTTGAGTAAACTCACTGAAGAAACCAAGTTTCTGGATAGTGCCTTCTATGGTTTCCCTCTTAAAGCCAACCCTGTTTACTCTACCACCAGATTCACTAAGAGTAGGTATTTTACTTTGGATAGTACCAATATCTTTACTGGAACCGTACAGGTTACCATCAGATATTGTTGCACCAGTAGCATCAAGACCTTGATCGTTGACGTTCCTATCATCCAAAAGAGGAAGATAGTGGTGGGTTTTAATCGTCTTACCATAATGCTTCGGCATAGTAATTACATCTGCCAACTGTCCAAAATACTGCTCTTTTGCTACATCTATCAATGCTTTCTTATAATGATAAAACGTAACAATGTTTTCGCCTACGGTACTGTCAGTACCCTGCTTATATTCTAAAGCCATAATTCACCCCTTTAATAAAGCTTTTTATTCTCCAAATTTAAAAAAGCTTCGTCCGACATATTTAAAATCTCATCATCTGTGTATTTCACAGACTTTGGTTTAGCCTTTGTAGGAGCTGGTTTGGCACCTTTCTTGTTTCCAGTTTTGCTTACAGGAGTAACTTTCTTCTCTGTTTTAGATTTAGTAGGTTTAGATGGCTCTTCTTTATCATTGGACTGTTCTTGAGTAAGTTTTGAAACAGTCATAATATAAGCATCTAAATCACTTACATCATTTAAACGTCCGAATACTCGTTCTCTGTCAACTATTGACTGTACTTTGTCAAATCTGTCTAACTCAAACTCCTCATTCAGCTTCTTTAGCAAATCCGGGTTTTTTAGTAACCTTTCTTTGCTTTCTTTATCCCACATTTCTGTAACTATTTTCTTAGTTTTATCGAAATGTTCGGAATCTTGTATTTCTTTTATGGTATCATTAAACACCGCTTCTTCTTCAGATGCTAGATTGTTAGAAGGCTTATAGTCTGTTTGCTCTTCTAAATCTATTTCTGTAGGATCTATTTTTGAATCCTGTATAAGCTTCTTAATAGCTTCTGGTTTTTTGTTTCTAACATCTATAAGAAAATTTAGTTCGTCATCATCTATCTGGTTCTTTTCAAGTGAGGATAAAGCCTTTAGTGCCGGCTTAATAGTAGCCATTTTCTTTACATAGTTAGCACCCATTTGCATTAATGAAACTACATCATCTTCACTTTCAGGAGTGATAGTTTTACCGTTAGCTTTAAACGGTTTCATTATCTTACTATAAAAGTCCTGGTAGTTTACATCTTTATCAGATTGTTTATCATCATCTGATTCTTCCTTATCTGAGTTATCGTCTGTATCTGTTTCAGTTTCTTCATCGTTGTCTTCTGCTTCTCCTGTATCTTCTGTGTCCTTCTCAGTCTCAGTTTCCTCTGTCTCTGTATCTGGTTTATCTTCTTCTGATGTTTTGTCATCTTCAGTATCCTCAGTTTCAGTTTCTGTATCTTCTTCTTCAGAAGTTTCTTCTTCTTCAGAAGTTTCTTCATCAGATAATCCTGTAGAATCTTCAGATTGCTCTAAAAACTCATCATCAGGCAAATCAAGAACATCTTCTTCATTAGAAAGTGTCTCTGTGTCTTTCTTAGCCATTATTTACTCCTTATCATTATATACGTTTTCTGCATATTCATTTGCTTCAGCTACAGCTTCTCTCATTTGCCTTCCTCTGGCAAAAACTGTAAGCATGAATTGTCTTAGCTCACCAATACCGATAATCTTATCGTCAATAGACTGTACTGTTTTTTCTTCTTGTTGGATATTATGATCTGCTCTTAAAAGTACAAGTCTACTGGCTTCTTCTTTGAAATAACCATCCATAAACACTTTCTTAAAGTCTTTATTATTATAAAGCCTTTCAAGTGATTCCATCATTTCGATATGGTATTTAGCTTGTTCTTCCGTAATTCTTACTTCTTCTGCTGCTTCTTCATACTCTTCATTTTTCATTTTGCTCTCCTTTTGTATTTTGGTTTTGTTGTCTATCCTCTTCTAACATACTAAGATTGATTTTGTTTTGTTCTTTAAGCAACTCTTTTTCCATATTTTCATCATGTTCAATACCTTTACCCTTCCTAACGAATTCCATGTCTTTAAGATCTGCTTCTGAAGATGTTTTCTTAGCTTGAGCTTGTTCAGTAAGTGTCTTAGCTGTTTTAAGACCAATGTCAGCTTGATTTTCAAGTCCTTTCTGTTTTTCATTAAACAGTTCAGCTTTAAGCTTTTCAATTTCAAGCTGTTTTGTCATTTGTTCAGCTTGATCTGGTTCAGGTTTATATTCTTCTATTGTCTTAGCCAACTGTGGACGTTTTCTTAGTCTAAGTAAATCAGCCATTATAGTCTGAGTCATTTCAAAAGGAATAGAATTACCTAACGTTTGTAGCATATATGATAACTCTTTAGCTTTCATATCCTCTACTTCAGGCGTACTAATAGACAGTTTAATGTCAAATTCACCAGATAGACTACTTCTTTCTATAGGAACAAATTCCTCATCTGTAATACGTACAACTTCTTTATCTGAAAGCCATATGGCATTCATAGCTGTAAACATCTCAGCCATTTGGATAAGACCATTACTAAGCCTTCTTAGTATGCTTAATTCTCTTTTAGCTGTAGCATCTAAAGCACTTCTAATACCACCAACACTATTTCCTAGTGCTTCTCCTGTAATACCAGAATTAAATGCTTTTACGCCTGTAAGTGACTCTGCTTCATTATTCTGCATAGTCATTAACTCTATAGCACTTCTAGGTATTTCAGGATATTTACCAGTATAGAAAGCCCTATTAGGGTCTATATGAGGATTAAATTTAAAATCCTCTCCTTTAACAAACTTCTTAAAATTTACTAAGTCTAATGCATCTTTCTGAACACCGGACTGTCCGTTAGCAGACCTTCCTAAAAGGTCTATCACACCTCTTGTAACGGCTCCTAAGACACGTTGGTTATCTTCAAGTAGTTCTGCATCAGGTTCACCATAAATTGAGTTCTTGACAGGCATATAAGGAACTGTAATGAATGGCAGTCTCTCGAAAGGAAATGGGTACTCTTCCAATCTTATCATTGTATCGCCTATGTAAGAAGCTACAAAAGGCTCTACAATACCTTTATTATGAATATCATAGTAACCCCAATACTCATAAACTACTACATTCTTCCTGGCTCTATCTTTAAATGAAAATGTATGATTTTCGTCATAAGGATAATCCGGATCATTCAATGCACTATTGTCTGAGAAATCTATTTTATCTAAATTCTTATATCTACCATCTTTTTCCAGTGTTGAAGGATCTGTTTCAAACCTATGAATAATAAACTTTGCTTTCTTTATATTTCCTTTACATGAAGGATCTATAATTACATTGTTGTAATCACATATTTCAACAGTAGGTCTATTAATAGTTTCCACTGTTTTCTTTATCTTCTGTTTCTTCTTATCTTTTACTATAGGTTTTCCACTCTGTATATAAGCTTGAGCCTCTTCTTCTGTCATGTTTCCACTTTCTACCATTCTTTGAAGAAAAGCCATTCCTTCTTCCGGACTAGCATAGATAATCTCTTCTTCTAATTCTTCTACTTCTTTTTCTTCTGTTTCCCATCCTACTTTTAGTATTACAGTACCTTCATTAGTGACTGTACGTATGTATTCATCTATGAACTGTACTTTATCTATATCTTTGTTTATCTGTTTATTAAGGATAAGTTCGTTGTAATAAGCACTGTTCCTGTCTTTATATCCGGCAGGTCTTACATCGAATAAATCTTCGTCACTAAGAAAAGGTTCAGATAATGCCGTATATCTCCATTCAGCCTGTTTTCTTACAAGCTTTGGCTGTATTTTACTTCTTCCTTTAGGTATTTTTACACTTAGATTACCTTCTAGAAGTTCCAACCAGTTGTTTATTTTTGATACTTGTAAAGAGAAGTGAGTTGAAGCTTCCTGGTAATCTCTTTTTAAATCCTCTACTTGAGGAGGATTTTCCCAATCAACAAACATTGATAAGTCTTTTTTAACTTCAGTGGTTTCCATATAACCTCTATATCGTATTGTAATTTATGTTACAATACTTATTATTCACCAAAAGCTCTTTCCACATAATCTAATGGTAAAGTTTGCCCGTCTATGCTGTTAGAACATTCACATGAATATATTTCACAATAAACAATAACTT